CAATATTTTTTTTTTTTTTTTTTTTTTTTTTTTTCTATTTTTTATTTGTGACGCCATTTAAAAATATAAACATTATTATATTTTTAAATTCAATTTTTATATTATATTATTATATAATAAATGGGTGCAATTAAAAGTAAAGAAAGTAATGTCAATAACAAAGAATATAATAATAATATAGAAAAGTTAAGAAAAATAGGTTCTATAATTATAAATACAGAAATAGAAAATTTAATTAATGAAGATAATTGTGAAAATATTGAAATTTTTACGAAAAAAACATTATTAAAAGTATTTAATAAAAAAGAAATTAAATATATTTATAATGGAATAGAAGAAAAAAAAGACTTGTATTTTAGAAATAAAATTAATAAAAAAGAGAGAAATATATCAAAAAAAAAAGAACATAAAAATATGTGTGTTGGAATATCTAAATTTTATAATGATATTATAAATATTTTTATTGCAATAGTTCGCATTTTAGATGCTGATTATAATTATAATAAAAAAACACATTGTAATAAAGTATTAGGTAATAAATGTACATCAATTATAACAGAACAAAATATATTAATGTCAATAAAAAGAAATAATGTTTATGGTATTAAAGATATAATTAAAACTATAACTGTTAAAATTAAAGATGAAAACAAAAAAACATTTTCAAATGTATTTAAACAAGGATTTAAATCATTAAATGAATTATATAAAAATGAATATGACTTTGAAAAAAGAAAATATAAAGAACTTAATGTTAAAAACAACCCGGAATATAAAGAATTTATTAAAAAAATATATAATGCATATAGATTAGGTTATACAAATGCATTAATAAAAAATAATAAACCAAAAAACGAAACAATGGATGATTTTGACACATTTTGGAATGATTATATTAAAGAAAAAAAATATAGATCTTCATTGTTGCATATTTATAAACAAATTAAATTAAATAAAAGAGACGATGAAGAATTAAAAATTTATGAAAAAGATATAATTATGAATGATGATTTTAAAAAAAAATATAATGAAAAAATTACAAAAATTCAAAAAAAAAAAAAAAAAAAATTAAGTGAATTATTTAAATTTTTAAATGAATTAATTGAAGAAGACGATAAAGGTGATTATTTATTAAATAAAAATTTAACTATTTCTAAATTAGAAGAATTAAAAAAAAAAGTAAGAGAAAAAATATTAAATATTTATATTGAAGGACATAATGATTTGTTAGATTGTTTAATGGACCAAATCAAAAATTATGAAATAGATATTAAAAATAAAAATAATATCGTAAATTCGGATGGCGCAACAACATTTATTGAAGATGATGTAAATAATAATAATTTAATTAAATCTCCAGAAATTAAATCTAACTTCTTAGATTTAATAAAAAAAAATAAAGAAAAACAAAAAAATGAATTGTTTTTAAATAATAATAAGTTTAAAGAAGAAAAAGAAATGTTAATAAATAAATTAAAAAATAAAGAAATAGAAGAAAGAAGAAATAGAGAAAATTTAAAAAATAATTTAAAAAATGAATTAGATAAAAACAATGAAGAATTAAAAATATTTTATAAGAAAAAAATAGATGATGATAAATTAGAATTTAATAATAAATTAAACGAAAACAAAGAATATTATTCTAGATTATTAAAAGAAAAAGAGAGGATTATTGATAATTTAAGGAGGGAATATAGTAATAATTTAAGCCAAAATAAAGAATATAAAGAAAGATATGCAAAAATTAAAAAAAAATATAGAAATTTAAATGATAGAATACATAAATTAGATGATGATGATGATGATGATGATAAAAAATTTAATAATTTTGATAATTTTAAGTTTTCTTAATTGAATTTTCAATATCATCAAATAAATTTATATTATAAACTAATTTTCCACTTGGTTTGTAACTTTTAATATCTTTATAATCTTCTTTTTTTTTTATTAATTTATTATTTACACTATTTAATTTTGATTGTTCGTTTTTTTTATTCCCAAATCCATCTATTGAAACGCCATATAATTTTTTTATTAATTTTCTTTTTTCTTTATTTATAAAATGATTCCATGAAATAAATAATAAATTTGGATATGTATATTTAATATTAAATCCATTATTTTGTAATTTTTCAATAACATATGCTGTACATAATGATACATCATATTTTGGTGTTCCTAATAAAAATTCAGGTATAACAAAAAAACAATATTTTTCTTGGACTTTTGTTCTAGAAATATGTTTAATTTTTTTGTGCACTCTTAATAAGATTTTAGTGTATATTTTCTCTCTATTCATAAGTATTTCATTTTCTTTTTCATATAATTCATCTAAATTAATATTTGACATTATATTTTAATATATTATTAGAAAAAACAATTAAATAAAAATACATAATTAAAATTAAAAAAATGATACAAAATTTAATAATATCCGGTGGTGGATATCATATATTTAAAATATATGGTATGCTTAATAAACTTCAAAAAAAAAATATATTTAATATGAATGATATTAAATCAATACACGGTGTATCAGCTGGTTCAATAATTGGCACAATATTGTGTTTGAAAATGAATAATGATGAATTATTAAATTATTATATTAATAGACCTTGGGAGAAAGATATTAAAATTGAACCTGAAAACTTTTTAAATTTATTTCATAAAAATGGAATTTTAGATAATAATTTTTTTGAAATAATATTAAATAAATTATTATTATCTAAAAATTTAAAAAAAGATATAAATTTACTAGAATTTTATAAATATTCAAATATTGAATTATATATATATTCATTATCAATTAATACAATAAAATATACAAGTTTTTCATATAAAACACATCCTAATTTAAAATTAATTGACGCAATATATATGTCATCAACACTTCCTTTTATATTTCAACCAAAATTTTTAAATAATTCATATATGTTAGATGGTGGATTATTAAATCATTTTCCTTATTTCTTATGTAAAGAAAAAGAAGAAGAAATACTTGGTGTATTAATAAAAAAAAAATATATAGATATTGAAAATAATTCTAGTCTTATAAAATTATATACAGGTTTTTTTAATAATTTACTTATTTTTCATAATTTAAATAATTATGAAAAAATAAAAAAAAAAAAAAATATATTTTTTTTTAATGTTGATTTTTTTGATAAAGATTTATTAGTAAATTTAATAAATAAAAAAAAAACAAGAGAAGAAGAGATAAAAAAGGGTGAAAATTTAATTGATAATTATTTTGATTAACTATTTTTTATCTTTTTTTTCTAGATTTTTTAGTTCCTTTACTTTTACCTTTTCCTTTACCTCTACCTCTTCTAGTATTTCTTCTTCTTTTTTTTGTTGGGTTTTTTTTCCCTTTTCCACGAACTTTTCCTCTTCCTTTTCTTCTTTTTCTTCTTCTTCTTTTTGTTCTTCTATATCCCATTGCTAATCTTTTATTCATTTGTTCAGCTAATGTAACAACATATTCTGGTAGAACTTCGCCTTGTCTTTTATATAATTCACCCAAACGTGGTCCCATTCTTAATTTTTGATGATAAGCTTCCATTTCTCCTTCCATTTCTCTTTCAAGTTGACTACGCCCTCTCTGTAATCTTTGTATATCAGCAGCACTTAAGGGTCTAGATACTCTTTTTGATAGAGGATTAAAAGATTTTTGTCGTCTATCACTTATTTCTTTACAGTTATCGCATACTCTTTTTTGTTTTATTTCGAGTCCATTGTCAATATCTATATATTTACTACAGCAAGTAGTGCAAAAACATTTTCCACACGCTCTACAATGATGTCTTCTATTAAAAATATTAAATTCTTGATCACATTTCAAACAATTAGCACAATCACTATTTGGGACCCAGTTTTCTCTTGGGCATTTATTTAAAGGACCATTATGCCCAAACTTAGGTATACATCCATTTTTAGTTTCTAAATCATACCTACTCATTATATATTATAAAAATATATTTTTATTTTATAACAGTTTTTAAAAATTGCATTAGTGTATCTTCATTAAGGTTAACATTATATTCTAAAATATCATTATTATATTCTAAATATATTGTAGGAAAAGAATCTATTTTAATTTTATGTTTCAATTCAAACGAATTTAATAAATCTTCCTCTTTTTCTCCATCTATTATTCTATATTTAATATCAGCACTATTAACTTTATTTACCTTCATTTCAAAATTTTGAATTATTGGTAATGCTTTTTTTGAATGAGGACACCAAGTTGCATGAAAAAAATATAAAACTGCTTCACTTTTATTTTTATTTATATATTCATTATTAGTTTTATATTCTGGATTTACTAATAATGATATATGTTTATTATAAATATATATCATTATGCATATTAATAAAAATGAAATTAAAATTATTATTCCAATTTTTATTTTATTATTGCTTTCAATATTAATATTTTTATCCATATTTATATATATAATTAAAAATTAATAATTAGTGAAACGAAATATTTATTCCTAAATATTATATTTATATATGTATAAATATGACCAATAAAAATGTATTTAATAAAAATGATTACAAAAGCAATGATGGTATTTTAACAACAATATGGGGACCAGCAATGTGGCATTTTTTACATTCAATGAGTTTTAATTATCCTGTTAATCCTACAAAAAAACAAAAAAAGGAATACAAAGCTTTTGTTTATAGTTTAAAAAATATTTTACCCTGTGGAGCGTGTAGAAAAAATTTAAAAAAAAATTTAAAAAATTTACCTTTAAAAAATAAAAATTTAAAAAACAGATATACTTTTTCTCTTTGGATGTATAATTTACACGAATTAATTAATAAAATGTTAAAAAAAAAATCAAATTTAACTTACACAGATATAAGAGAACGATATGAACATTTTAGAGCAAGATGTAATAAAACAAAAAAAAAAACAAAAAAAAAAATATGTAAAACAAAAAAAGAATCTGGCTGTATTGAACCATATTACGGTATTAAATCAAAATGTATTTTAAATATTGTTCCTAATAATACTAAAAGTGAAACTTTAAAAATAAATAAAAAATGTATAAAAAAAATAATTTAATACATATTATAATTAATTTTCATTCCATACATTTGCTACTTCACTATGACAATACATATTATTAGAATTATTCTCGGAATTCCCCATTGAATTATTTGAATTATTAAAAAAAGAAACACATTGGTAACACTCATTAATTAATTGTTGTCCCTTACAGTTTTGCACACAATATGATTGTAAATCAGTATTTTTTCTTAAATTTGAATTTTCATTAGATAAATTATTATTATTTTGGTTAGATAAATTATTATTATTTTGGTTAGATAAATTATTATTATTATTACCATTATTGTCATTATCATTATCATTATCATCTGAAATATTTTCACAATCATCACCCTCACATTCCGCATTTTCATCATTTATTTCACCCGATTGATCTTCATTAATTGTTTCATTTGATTTTTTTTGTACTTTTTTACATGTAAATGTTGATTCGGGACATCTTCCACAAGGTGGACAAGGTGGGCATTTTGTTTTATCAGGACAACTTATTGGACATTTTGGACAAACAGGTGGAACCATTGATGTTTTAGGAGCATATAAATCATTTAATATTAAATTATTCAATAAATCTTCTTTAGAACTAACACTATCAATATCTAAATTATCTAAAAATATATTTTCACCTGACACCCCCCTTTCATTTAACCTACTTTTAATTGAATCAATATCTTGTTCATTCCTAATTAATTTATATATTTCTTCATTGGTTAAACCTTCTTTTAAAGAAAATCCTAAATTATAAAATAATATAATTCCTAAAATTATTAAAAATATTAATAAATAATTATTTTTCATATATTATATAAAAATATTTTTATAATATATAAAATGCCTGCTTTGACACATGGTAGAGTAGTAAATGGTTTTAACGCCTATCCTAAATTATATAATTCTTGTATTCCAAAAAAAAAAAATTATTGTAAAAAAAAAGTATATCATATAACAGGTACAATTATTCCTGATAAATATATAAATTCAAATTCTTGCTCATCAGAAAAATGTAGAAGAACAAAATGTAGTACTTCTAATCCAAAAATGAGAAGTAATATTATGCAAAGAGGAATAGGAGATAGCATATCTAAAAATATTTTAAATAAAAAAGAATTAAATAGAAAAAAATTATCAAAATGTAAATGTAAATATTTTAAATTAATATAGATTTAAAGAATTTTTTTAATATTATTTTATAAATGTCTAATTTAGAAAATAATGTACAAAATGAAATTAATGATGATGCAGAAAAGTCTGATAGTAATAAACCAAAAAACATTAATTTATTAAATGTTGAAATCAACAACGAAGTTACAGCTTTAAATACCCTAATTGGTTTTGTAAATATTGCACAAAGAAGAGGAGTATACGCAATAAATGAATCCGCTAAAATTTATGAATGTGTAAATTTTTTTATAAAAAAATAAAAATATAATATTTATATAATGTCTCAAAATGATTTAAATTTTTTTCCTCCAAAAAGTGAATCAAAAACAAAAAATAGTTTAAATAATACCAATTCATCTAATAGTAAACCAAATAGTAGTATTAGTAGTGAAAAATCAAACAGTAGTATTAGTAGTGAAAAATCAAACAGTAGTATTAGTAGTGAAAAACCAAACAATAGTAGTTCTAGTGAAAAATCAAACAATAGTAGTTCCAATGATGATAAAAAGTCAAGCTTTTTTTCAAAATTTTTATCTAGCGATGATACAAAATCAAAAGATACTAAATCAAGTAGTGATAAAAATTCAAGTATTTTTTCAAAATTCTTATCTAGCGATGATACAAAATCGAAAGAAACATTAAATAGAGTTGATTTTACTAAAAAAACAACAGAAGATACTTCAAATAAATCATCTGATGGTAAGATTTTTAGTAAAATTACAGAAAAAGTTAAAAATAATTATACATTATTTTTTTCAACATATACATTTTGGAATTTTTTTAAAATATTTATATTAGTTATAATTATTGCAGCACTTGGTTTTAATATATTTTTATATTTAGCGGAAGGTACAGATTTTTTTAAAAATATATTAATTAATTATGGAAACTTTATACCAGTTGGTATACTACAAACATTAAAATTAAGCGCTATTGGTGTAAAAGGAACAGCGGACAGTGCTCAAACAAATATTGATAAATTAGAAAAAAAAGTTAAAAAAAAACCTACATATAAAAATGATTTAATAAAAAAAAAAAAAAAAAAAAAAAAAAAAAAATAAAATAAAAAAAAAAAAAAAAAAAAAAAAAAAAATAAGGGTAAAAATTTAAAAAATAAAAAAGAAGGATGGAATAA